CCTTCCTGTCGCATGGGAGGAGGTGGTTTAGGCTATGGGTTTTCTCGAACGCATTCAGGCTGACAGGCACGTTGAGCAGCGCGTTATCGGAGGGGTGCCCTGGCGATTAAAATCGTCCCTGGGACAGTCCTTACTGGAAGTTCAGTCAGGGCGGACCGATCCACCCGACGCGCGCTTTCTACGGCGAGGACAAGGCTCTCGGCCTGCCCGCCCTGTACTCCTGCGCCCGGCTGCTGGCTGAGTCTCTCGCGTCGCTCCCGCTGAAGATCTACACCCGCGCCCCCGGCGGCAACGGGCTCGCCGTCCGCTACACCGGTCCGTCCATCTTCGACCGGCCGAGTACCAGCTGCAATCTCTTCGACTGGCTCTACCAGTGCATGACCGCGCTGATCCTGCACGGCAACGCCTGGGGCTTCATTACCAGCCGGGACGGCTACGGGTACCCCACCGGCATCGACTGGATTCCGCCGCACATGGTGGAAGTCATGGACGACCCGCAGCAGCCGTGGAACCCGCTGCGCACCCGGGTTTACGTCTACGGCCGCCAGATCGAGAACTGGCGCACTGAGCTGTTCCACATCCGGGCCTTTACCCTCCCCGGCCGCACCGAGGGCATTTCCCCGCTGCGCGCCTTCGCGATGACGGTGCTGTCCGGGATGGAAGCCCAGCGGTACGGCGTCGACTGGTTCTCAGCGGGCGGATTTCCCCCGGGCACGTTCCAGAACAACGAAATAGAAATCGACCAGACAGCCGCCGCCGAGATCCGTGAGTCGCTGACCACGTCAATCCGCAACAGGCAGCCGCTGGTCTACGGCAGGGACTGGAAGTACGAGCCGGTCGTCGTGCCGCCCGCCGAGGCGCAGTTCATCGAGACGATGCAGATGAACGCCACCATGCTGGCCGCGATCTACGGGCTGCCCCCGGACCGGGTCGGCGGCAAGCGCGGCGACTCGCTGACGTATAACTGCGTGACCACCGACACCGAGATCCTGACGACCCGGGGCTGGCTGGCGTACGACCAGGTACGCGAGGGCGACACGGCGCTCACGCTGAACCATGAAACTGGCGTGGCCGAGTGGCAGCCGGTGACGTCGGTGCACATCTTCGAGGACGGCCCGTACCCGGTCATCGAGTTTACGAACAGCAGCCACTCGTCGGCCAGTACGCCCGACCACCGGTGGCCAGTCATCACGCAGGGCGGCCGGCGGTGGCAGCACACCGGAAGCCTGACGTCTGACGCCCGGGTCACGATGGCTGCCCCGGTCGCCGCCCCGGCCCAGCCGAAGTGGTCGGACGCCCTCACCGAGCTGGTGGCATGGTTCTGGACCGAGGGCTGGCATAACGAGTACGGCAGCGTTGTGCTCACGCAGTCTGACGCGGTGAACCCGCAGAACGTGGCCCGGATCAGGAACGCGCTGACCGAGGTGTTCGGGCCGGCCGGGGAGCTGCAGGTCCGTTCGGTGCCGTCGTGGCGCGAGGACCGGGACAAGCGCGGCCACGTACATTTCCGGCTGAACGCCAGGGCCGGGCGCCAGCTCCTGGAGCACGCGCCGGGCAAGGTCGTCTCGGCGGAGTTCCTCAGCCAGCTCACCCGCGCACAGCTGGAGCTGTTCTACCAGACGTCGATCGACGCTGACGGAACGCGCAGGCCGGACGGCAAGGGCGAGGTCATCGCCCAGCGGGACCGGGCACGCGTCGAGGCCTTCCAGGTTGCGGCGGCGCTGACCGGGCGGGCCGGGGTGATCCGCGAGAACGTCGCCGGGATGCACGTGCTGTGCCTGCGCACCAAGCCGTACGCCAAGCCGCGGAACCACTCGGCCGGGATGGCCGGTACGGCGCCTGCGGTGTGGTGCGTGCAGACCCCGAACAAGAGCTGGTTCGCGCGGCGCAACGGCACCTGCTACTTCACCGGAAACACGGTCGAGCAGTCCACCCTCCAGGTGATCGAGGCGCTGCGCCCGTGGCTGGTCCGCCTGGAGACGGCGTTTTTCGATATTCTCCCGGCCAACCGCTACGTCCGGTTCAATCCTGACGCGATGCTGAAGACCGACTTGAAGACGCGCACCGACATCTACAACGTGCAGCGCAACATGGGCATGCTCACCATCGACGAGATCAGGGACAAGGAAGACATGGAGCCCTACCCGGACTCCGCCGGGGACGAGAAGATCCCGCTGGAGGTCATGGTGGCCATGTCCCGGTCGATCCGCGCCATCCCGAACTCCATGCTGAAGGGCATCACGCTGGAGGTGGACCTGATCACCGACCGGCTGGAGAAGCTGGAGGCGCAGGGCCTCACCACGCCCGACACCGGCACGGGAATCGTCAACCCCGACCAGTTCCTCGGCCAGCAGATCGGCTCGGTCCGGTCCGACGCGGAGATAGACGCGGCTACCCGGCGCGTCGTCGGCCTGCTGAAGAGCGGCGGCCTGGACGGCATTGACACAGACGACCTGCTCGCGATGGCGCTGGAACGCAAGCGGCAGCGCGAGCAGGAAGCCGGGCCGCAGTTCATCGGTCCGTGGATTCCGACAGATGAAGACCTGGCCCGGCTCTCCGCGGCAGGCGGCAACGGGAACGGCAAGCACCACTGATGCCGTCGAAAGGAAACAGAAATGGCTGAACTCAGCGCTTCGGCGGCTAACGACCTGCCGGACTCCAGTTTTGCATTCATCGAGCCCGGGGGTGTCAAGGACCCGAGCGGCAAGACGGTCCCCCGGTCCAAGCGGCACTTCCCCATCCACGACGAGGCGCACGTGCGGAACGCGCTGTCCCGCGCGCCGCAGAGTCCGTTCGGCAAGATGGCGATGCCGAAGATCATGAGTGCGGCGCGCAAGTTCGGCGTCAACGTCTCCGGCGCGCAGCGGTCCGCGTTCGGCACTGTCGAGGACGCGGCGGGCGCCTTCCCCGAGCGCCGGTTCACCAGGTTCCCGCTGGAGGTCCGCAGCGACCCCGGCGGCGGCCCCAAGCACATTCACGGCTACGCCGCCTGCTTTAACAAGCTCTCCCGCAAGCTGGGCGGATTCGTCGAGCAGGTGGACACGACCGCGTTCAACGAGTCCCGGCACGACAACTGGCCGGACGTGGTGTGCCGGTACAACCACAAGGACGATTTGCTTCTGGGGACCACTCACGCCCGGACCCTCGACCTGCACGTTGACGAGACCGGGCTGCGCTACGACGTGATCCCGCCGCAGTCGCGCGCCGACATCCTGGAGTACGTGGACCGCGGCGACGTGCGCCACTCCAGCTTCGCGTTCCGGATCTTCCCCGGCGGCGACGAGTGGGGCGTGTCCGAGTTCAACTACCCGATGCGCACGCTGACGTCGGTCCAGCTCATCGACGTCGCGCCCGTTCTCGATCCCGCTTACCCCGACTCGACCGCCGCCTCGCGGGCGATCAACGGCGCGGTGGAGTCGCTGGCGATGTGGGTGCAGGGCGACCCGGAAGAGGTCCGGTCGCGGCTGAGCGAGGGCCGCGCGATGGAGTTCTTCAAGCGCACCGACAACGCCGGCCCGCGCCAGGTCACCAAGGCGCCGCCCAAGCCGGTTATGTCCGGTGCGCAGGCGATGCTCGCGGTGCTGGCCAACATGGAAGACCCCTACACCGACGAGGGGTAAAACAGGACGTCCCGGGCTATCCTGGGATGAAGCAGAATAACTGCCGCGGTCGTAGCTGCTCAGCACGGACGGAGCCGGCAACAAGGAAGATGCCAACCAGGAAGGAACCGACATGGCATCGGAAGTTGCAAAGCGGCTTCGTGACCGCAGGCTCAACGTCTGGAACGACGCCAAGAAGATCGCCGAGGACGCGGCGGCCGAGAACCGGAGCTTTACCCCGGACGAGCAGGGCCGCTGGGACGCGATGCAGGAAGAGATGTCGACTCTCGACGTCCGCATCAAGGCCGTCCTCGACACGGAGAAGCGGGCCAAGGAGGCCGACGACTCCTACAACGCCCTCGCTGACAAGCCCCAGACCAGGGACGCCGGCGGCGCGCAGGGCGAGGTGGACGCGGAGCTGCGCAAGTGGGCCAAGGGCGAGTCCGGCGGCCGGGCGATGGAGTTCCGGCACGACAGTGCGGCCCGGGGCCCGATCAACTACCGCGTGCTGACCACCGGTGGCCAGTCCGGCGGTGTTAACTCCAGCTCGATCGTGCCGACCGACTTCTACGACATGCTGATCGCGCACCTCATTGAGGTAAGCGGCATCATGCAGTGCGGGCCCACGGTGCTCAACACCGGCGGCGGCGAGACGCTGCAGATCCCGAAGACCACGGCGCACACCGCGGTTTCCGCGCAGTCCACCCAGGCGGGCCAGCTGCTCACCGCGGGCGTCGACCCCGCGTTCAGCATGCAGTCGCTGTCCGCGTACAAGTACGGCGTGCTGATCCAGGTTGCGCGCGAGCTGATCGACGACACGGCCGTCGACCTGCTCGGCTACCTGGCCATGCAGGCCGGCCGCGCGCTCGGCAACAAGTTCGGCAACGACCTGGTCAACAGCGCCTCGGCGCCGACCGGCCTGCTGACCGGCACCGTCACCAGCTCCCCCGGTGTGATCGGCGGGACCACCGGCGTCAACGGCTCTCCGAGCTACGCCAACCTGGTCGACCTCGAATACAGCGTGATCGCGCCTTACCGTCAGTCCCGGTCCTGCTACTGGCTCGCCGCGGACAAGACCATCGGCGGTTTCCGCAAGATCACCGACACCGTCGGCCGCCCGATCTGGGAGCCCTCGGCGGTGCTCGGCTCGCCTGACCTGCTGCTCGGGAAGCCCTTGGTGGCGGACCCGTTCATGCCGGCCATGGCGTCGGGTGCGTCCGTCTTCCCGATCGTCTTCGGCGACTTCAGCCAGTTCTTCGTCCGCCTAGTTGGCGGGGTACGATTCGAACGTAGCGACGACTTCGCGTTCGGTTCTGACCTCGTCAGCTTCAGGGCCATCCTGCGCGGCGACGGCGCCCTGGTCGACCAGACCGGTGCCATCAAGGCGTACAAGGCTCCGTCTAGCTGATCTGGGCACCCGCGCGGGGCGTCCGACCCCAGCGCCCCGCGCGGGGCAACCAGCCAGAGAGAGGCTGAAGTACACGTGAAAATCCAGATGATCGTCCAGATGTCGGGCGGCCGGTACGACGACCGCAGCTGGCCGACGCCCTGGGTGGACTTCGAGGTACCGGACGAGGAAGGCCGCGGGCTGATTCGCTGCGGGGCGGCGATGGAAGTCGTCGGTACTCCGGAGACGGCCGCGGAACCTGCCCAGGAACCGGCTCCAGAACCTGTCGTGCCTGCTGCGCCTGCCTGGGAAGGGCTGCCGTCAAGCTCGAACGACCCGGCTCCGGTTCCCGCGCCCGCAATGGCGAAAACCGCCATAGACGAGGCGTACGTCCCGGTGCCGGCTGACCCGAAGGCGGCCTGGGTGGAGTACGCGGTCAGCCGCGGTGCCAGCCAGGGCGAGGCTGAGGGCATGACCAAGGCCCAGCTGCAGGCAGCGTACGGCGGCCGGATGTGAACAGTAACAGGACAGGAGACCAGCCATGGCTGACTACCCGCCGCTGAGCGGCAAGACCCCCACGAGCGGCCGGCCGTACTCGGGCACCAGCGAGAGCGGCGACCCGACCAACGAGCCCGGCCAGTACCCGCCGTCCGGGCAGAACAACATCTTCGGCGGCCCGCTGCCGACCGGTACCGGGGCTCCCGGCACGTCCGGTGCGTCCGGTTCGGCCGACCCGACCAACGAGCCCGGTCAGACCATGGACGGCCTCACCGGGATCAGCGAGACCCAGATCACCAGCTCTGGTGCGCCGGGCAGCCAGGGGGCGACCGACAACCCCGGCGGCCCGGACTCCGGGGTTG